TTTAGAAGGTAACAAATATCAAGATCATCTTTATAAAAATTTGATTAACATTCAAGTAGAACTCAAAAGGCAACTAAGTCATTATGGAAAAGAAAATGTATGATGATTGCTTCTATGTGGAGCAAAAGAAGTGGGGAACTTGGGATAGTTATGATAAGGATGGAAAATGTATTGTAACTTCTCTTACTGAAGAAGAATGTGTCAGGGCAACAAGATATATTCTTCAGGGAAGACAGGAGGGATTTGACAATACTAATGAAAAAACTTATGATTCATTTGTTGGAGGAAAACTATGACGACACGCACATTTGTAGACAAAAATGGAAACTCCTGGTCCTGGGAGGAGTCAAAGGAAACAACAGAAGCACTTAAGAATCTTCACTCTGGCAATTATAAAGGGCCACTTTATGCCCCTCATCCTGACTTGAATTCGGTAAAAGATGAGTGATACTGACCCTACAAGTCCCTGGTACGAATTTAATAGTTACATTAGATGTTGTGAGAGTTTGAGTGTTCCTATTCGGGTTCAATCGTTTATGAGATATCAACAATATTTGAGAGAGATAGGTGTAGTATGAGAGATTTTATTCATTGGTTATTTGAACCTACAGAAAAACAAATTTTAGAGGAAATTAATCTTTACGATAAGATTGTTGAACTAGAACAACGTATTGAAAAACTTGAAGAAGAGAATGTAGAAACGTCAAATCTACTTTATGAGTTAGGAAACTCTGTTAGTGCAGTAGATGCACGAATTGATATTATTCTAAATACTCCAAAACATTACGAAAACAACTGACAATTATGACTTATTCTATTACTCTCCGTAACTCTGATGGCACTGAAAATGTGATTGAATGTGCTGAGAATCAATATATTCTTGATGCTGCTGAAGAAGCAGGTGTTGATCTTCCTTCTAGTTGCCGAGCAGGTGCTTGTAGTGCTTGTGCTGGTAAAGTTGTTGAAGGTGAAGTTGACAATAGTGAACAAACCTTCCTTGATGATGACCAAATGGACCAAGGATTTAGTTTGCTCTGTGTAGCATATCCTTTGAGTGATTGTGTGATTCTTACTGAACAAGAGGAAAACATCTAATGTATGATGACTTGAATAGTTTTGAGTCTGCACTAGCACACTTTGGAACTAGAGTTGATATTATTTGTGCTTTAGAACTAGGGGGAAAGATTGATGTTGAGACAGCTTATCAAAACATTAAAGACGAACTTAAAGATCTCAAAAAAGCAAGAAAGCGTCAACGAAAAGACGAGGAAGTGTGATAAATGTGGTGTGGAGAAACCTCTTGACACCGACCACTATCAGGTGGTAAAATACTTCCGTCAGGGGTTCTCCTACTACTGCAACGACTGTTCTAAACCAAAACTTAAAGATTGATTATGGACTTTGACTACAAAAAGTACTCTCTTAAAAAACTTCAGGAATGGATGCACGACTCATTATCTGTCAGTGAAGCAACTCCTCATGAGATCTATGATACTATCAAAAAAGTAGTTGAAGAAAACTACTACACATATAAAAATCAAACTGAAAGATGTTATGAACTTCTTGCATTACTGAATGGTAATGGTAGGGGTCATATTGAAGCATATGATAAATTTGTATGCGATAAAGATGATTCATCACCAGAATGTCAGGGTGCTTGGAATGATTTTTGGGGAGTTGATGAAGTGAAGGGAGATAAAGTCGTAAAGTGGCAACTCCCCATTGAAGTTGATGGATTGACTGGAGAATGTTATGTTAGGTTCCCTGATGATTTGTTGGAAGCAGCAAATCTCAAGGAAGGAGATCAAATTGAATGGATTGATAATAATGATGGTAGTTTTACAATGAGGAAAGTTTAATGGCATTATCGTCTGCTACTTTAGAACATCTGCTTGAGGCAGAAAGCCATCTACGGGCAGCAATTAAATCTGCTGCCATAAATGAAAAAGCACTTGTGGTTAAACAACTCTCACAACTTCTTCTTGATATTGAACAATGCAAAAAGATTGAAGAAATTATGGATATGCTTGAAGACAGAAAACCTGGAAGTAAAGGGAACTTTGGTTCGTTCTTTGATGAGAATTAAGTTTTGTTACCACAACCTAAAGACATTATTAAGGAACCACACTTTTCTCTTAAATAGTGTTATGATTTCAACATATTCGGGAGCAAAAGAATGACCCTTTCATCAGTAAATCAAAACAAATTGACTGATGCAGAATTTGAAGAAATGGTAGCACTTAAGAACGCAATCAATGAACTTCCTCAATCAGTAGTACCAGAAAAGATGGAACAGTTCACTGAGTATCTTGTTCGTAGTCTTAAAGAAAAGGGTGGTTGACTTATAAATACTTCTAAAAACATATGATAACTTATAATCAGTTTTTAGAAGAAGCATTTAAGAGAACTGGTAAAAGAATTGGTTTTGTCAGATTACATCATGGATCTGATGTTGAATCTGTGAAATCAATCAAGAAATCGGGTCCAAGACCTTCACCGCAGGGAAGTGAAGGTCCAGGTCATTATGTAACACCTGATCGTAAGAAAGCAGAGAAATACGCAGAGTTCACTTCAAAGCAGAGAAAGAAGCAACCTGCTGTAGTTTCTTATAGAGTATCAAGGAAAAGGATCACTAAAACTTCTGATATTCCTAAAGGTCTCACTTCTCAGCAAAAGACCACAAAGGAAAAACCAGTAGTTCAGAATGTGAGAACTGGTCATGTTGCAATGGATCCTGAGTATGCGGATAAGAGAATGATCCGTAAAACTCAACCAGTAATCCGTAAGAGAAAGTAATAACAAATAAAATATTAACCTATTTCAATATTCCCATGTCTAAAGTTAAAATATCTGACCTAAAAACAAATAAAACTATTATAGGAAGTAAAATACTTAAAAAATTTGTTGAGGATTGTAGGGATAATTTAAATTCGGAGAATCAGTATGAAATAATTCCCATTTCAGGGTCTAAAAGTAAGGTATCTGTAAATTATAAAGGTGAAAAAATAAAAGAATCTGCGAATGAAGAATCGGCAAAAAAATTTATAAAGGATCATAGAAAAAAATATAAAATATCAGAATACATAAAAAGTCTGGATGATAATGATACTTTTTGCTACGAAGTTGGTGGTAAGATAGGGATATCTAGAAAAGTTTTAGAAAAAATTAATTCTAAAACTTTTAAGAACTATTTTGATAGTGAGAACATTATTATTTCCTCAATACAAAAACTAGTCGGATATGATGATATACAAAAGACAGATTATTTGGATCTTATAAATCCAAAAATAAAAATCGGAACAAAACTAAAGCAAGATTTTACTTGTTTTGTTCTAAGTTATTTTATTGAAAATTCAAAATCAACTCATTATGATTTATTTGATGGTCTTCGTCAAAAACAAATAAAAATTGACAATAAAAAGGTATCAATATCTTCAAAAATTGATGATTTTGATATTTTCGTTCTTCATACTGAAGAAAGTTATAGTAAATTTTTTGATTCCGTTGCAACAGCAATGACAATTATAAAAAATAAACAAAAATTAGGTATAAAACATCCTTTTTCTAGTTATATTGTTGCAGAAGAAGAATCTGCTATGGGTAAAAAACTAAAAGCAAAAGCCTTTGAAAAAATAAAATTAAATGAAAAAAATTATTATACTGATGAAAATAAATTAACTACATCTGACATTTATCTTTGCAATACTTCTTCTGAAGAATTTAAAACCTTATTGAAAGTTTTTAATAAAAAAACACTCAATCATGAACAATACAGATCTTTTATTAATTCTTCTTATAAGTCTGGAGATTTAATTCCAATATCTTTAAAGGAACTTAGACCTGCAGATGTAGGAAATGACTTTACTATCAGTAAAATTAAAGTAGTGAATTTTATTTCTAAACCTGAAAATGATGATGTTCAAGATAATTTCTTAAAAAAAGTTATTGAATTACTCTCAATTAAAGAAAAAAGTAAGTTTATTTCGGAGATGAATAAGGTTGTTGATATAAAAAATGAATCCATAAATTTAAATCCATATAGTACAAGAACAACATTCAATTTTGATCTTATTTTAAAGATTGATGATAATGGTAATCCAATTAAGCAGGATCATTTAGTTTTTATTCAGGGAAATCAATTCTATATTAAACCACCAGGAACATCTTCGGATGCTGGATTGGGTGGAGTAAGTATGGAATACTTAAAAGATCAAATATTAATGAAACTTCCAGATAGAGGAAAATTTATTAAAGAAATATCCGAATCCAGAAAAAAAGCATTTGGAGATTATTATAAAAGCACTCAGGACTTAACTACAAATATCTATGGATCTATTAAATCCAAAACTAAAGATGATTTGATTAAATTGATTATTGACTTTAATAAAAAATACCCCAAACAAAAAATCTTTACCAAAATTAGTGATATTAAATCTCTCCCCACAAATAAATTAATTGAAAAAATAGAAAATATTAGAACTTTTAGCAAATATAAAAAATATTCTTTACTTTCTAAAGCAGCAATACTCTCTCCATCAGATTTTAAATCTATTTTTGAAAGTATACCAGATAATTTGATGGTAGATATTGCAAGTGTTTATATTACGGAATTATATTCTAAATTAAAAAAAGTACCAAAAATTGATACATCTCTGACTGGTCCCTTTGTAAGTAAAACCTATGGAACAATGGAGAAAACAATTGTAAATAAATTATCTGATATTGAAATTGTATATTTTTTAGCATGTAATCATAATATAGTTAAAAAATGGATTAAAAATTCGTTCATTATGGGTTCATATGGAATAGCATCTGGGGGTGGAATTATTTTATTAGATGGAAAAAAACACACTTTAGGTAAAGGAAAAGAAGGAATTATTAGAAGAAATCCAGTATATGTTAAAGTGGGAATGTGACGGTTAAAAAACTGTCACACTCAATCGTTGCAGATTAAATTTTCGTGTATTATTAGATAGTATAAAACCTTACCCACATGGAAACACCAGAAGTAAAATTAAAACTTATTCTAACTATTGATGGATGTGCGGAAGTAATTGATTCTGTAGATTATACAGAAACTATTCGGGATTTGCTTGAAAATCCAGAACTAAATTTTACTGAAAATGATATTTTTGATTATGTAATGGAAGTAAGGAATAAAATGTGACCACTTAATCAATGACACACTGACTTGTCAGGCACCTGATTTTCTGTTACTATTACTTCATTGATTCTTTTGTAATGCAGACTCAACTCCGTCCTCACCAGATTCGTGGTATTGATGCAATGCAAAAGCATCAAAAAGGTATCATTTGTGCCGTGACTGGTTCAGGCAAAACTCTTATTGGAGTTGCTGATGCTTTCCGTGAGTTTGCATCTAAAACTCCTAAAACTATTGTCATTGTTAGTCCCAGAATTTTGCTTGCAGAACAACTTTCTCACGAATATCTGGAGTTTATTACTAATGCTAAGGTTTTTCACTGCCACAGTGGAGAAACACAGTGGGAATCTTCTACTCGTCCTTGGGAGATTCGGAATTGGGTAGAGAATAATAAAAACTCTCACAAACTTATCTTTACTACCTACCACTCTCTATCTCGTTTGCAAGTGGCAGATATTGATATAGATACTGTTCATATGGATGAAGCACATAACTCTGTCCAGAAAAACTTCTTTCCTGCTGTAAAGTATTTCTCTCAGGTTTCTAAGAGGTTTTATTCCTATACTGCTACACCTAAAAATTCTAATGTTGTTGGTAAACCTGGAATGAACTGGAGTGAAGTTTATGGTCAGATTATTGTAAATATTTCTGCACCTGAAATGGTAAGTGATGGATATATTGTTCCTCCTAAAGTAGAAGTAAAGCAACTTCCTATGGTTAAAGGTCGTCAAGTTATCTTTGATCGTGATGCTAATAATTTGATTGAAACGATTGATGATTATGCAGTAGGTAAAGCACTGGTCTGTGCTAAAACTACCAAACAAATTATTGGTCTAATTTCTGAGACAAATTTCTGCAAAGAACTTGAAGATCGTGGTTACTCTTGGATGGTAATTACCAGTAAAACAGGAGCAATTATTGATGGCAAAAAGGTGAATCGTGAAGTATTTTTTGATACTTTAAATTCTTGGGGTAAGGACAATTCTAAGAAGTTTGTTGTTATTCATCATTCTATCATTTGTGAAGGAATTTCGGTTAGTGGACTTGAGGCAGTAATTTTCATGCGTCCTATGGATTATATTTCTATTGCCCAAAGTGTTGGAAGGGTTGTGAGACTTCATCACGATGATGCTAAGAGTCTTTCTCAAGGTAAGATTGAACCTGGAGCACTGCATCAATACACAAAATCTTTTGCTCTCTGTGTGATTCCAGTTTATAGTTCTACTGGCATTTCTACTGCTCGCAAAGTTCAAGCAGTAGTTGACACTATCTTTATAAAAGGTGATCCCTGTATTTCAACTATTAACCGATAAATTATAATGTGGGCAGCAACTTGTGTCAGGGGTGATAAAAGTTGCGTAAGTCCCATTTTTATGCTATAAATATTGATAAGTCATTACCCCTGACACAAATGAAAGAATACTACACTTACGCATATTTGCGTGAATTGGATGGCACACCATATTACATAGGTAAAGGAAAAAAGAAAAATAAAAAATATTATTCTAGAACTACAGCACGACATAGCAATATTACAATACCACCTAAAAAAAGAATTCTTATATTAAAAGAATTTGAATTTGAATTTGATGCATATGCACATGAAAAATATATGATTTCAATTTTTGGTAGAAAAGATTTAGGAACTGGTATATTGCATAATCGCAGTGATGGGGGAGAAGGGACCACAAATATGTCACAATATGCAAAAAAGAAATGCGGTGAAATTCATAAAGGTAAAATTCTTTCTCAAGAGACAAAACTTAAAATTTCAAAAACAAGAAAAAAGAGAGAATATAAATGTAGTGAAGAACTAAAAAGATATTTTTCGGAAAAATATGCTGGCAAAGGTAATCCAAATTATGGGAAAAGACATTCTCCAGAAGTTTTGAAAAAAATAAGTGAAGGTACTTGCGGCAAAAACATAAAAACCAGATGGTTTGTATCACCAACTGGAGAATGCATAACTGTTACTAATTTAAAAAAGTTTTGTAATGAAAATGGATTGAATCATAACTGTATGATAAATTTGCACAATGGATACAGTAAATCTTATAAAGGATATAGGAGAGCATTTTAAAAATGAAGGAAGGATTTATTAAAGGTGATTATGCTGCAGTTCCTTTTGGCAAAAAGTTGATGATAATTTATCGAGGACAACAGTTAGATGTTGTCAATACCGTATTACAAGCACAAAAGTATATTAAGCAACACTGTGCCAGTCAAGCAAGTGGTACATTACCAGTTGATTAAGATCCTTTTGCGACGTATGATTATCGGGTAATCAACAAATGGGAATGGTAGTTGCCCTAAAGTTCTCCAAACTAAACCACGACACTAACGGAGTTAGTTCAACATGACAATCGCAAATCTTATTGACCACCTGGAAACTTCTGTAGATTGGAATAAAGTTTTTGGAGTTGTTTGTTCCACTTATGAAGATTCTGGATTTACATCTCGTGCAGATAATTTCACTAAATCTACCACGATTGAGAAAGCACTTGCTAAGTTCTCCAATCTTCAACGTGTAGATCAAATTGGGCATGATTTCCTGTTTGAGGATCTCAAAGTAGAACTTAAGATGCGACAAAATTTGTTCTATAAAAGAACTCCTCATCAAACTCAAGTTATTAAGATGAAGAACTTTCAGGGCAATAAGAAAACTCTGGATGATTTTAAGAAAGAACAAACATTTGATGTTGCAATTATTCTTTGTCTTACTACATTCCAAGTGATTGTAGTTGAAGATGAAGTTGCACGAGATCGTTACTTTGCTGATGGTGATGGAGTATTTGCTAAGTTTGGTCTTGGTGATTACTACAAATGTGATATTGGAGAAGTAACTCCTATTCTTCCTCCAACTTCACTCTTTGAAGAAATACAAAGTGGAATTGACCGTTATCTTGACTTCTGATGTGACACATAAATAAAGTTGCTCTAATAAGGTCGCACTTTTAGAGAGAGGGTGGAGAAATCCACCCTATTTTATTATAAATATTATTGCGACCTTAATTTAGAAGCAGATGGAATAGGCAGTTGAAGAACTGGCACAGTCTCCATCGTAGGGTGCTCTGGATGCCCTATAATACAGTTGTTGATTTGAGGAACCTCCCATAGCGACCCGTGGAAGAATTGGAATTGAATTGGAAGATGGTTCGATATTGAGCATTTATTCACACTACGATAATTATCCCGAATACAACGGTAGGATTCTTCGCACTCACTATAATACCCGTGAAAAAGTTGCGGAACTTGTAGATGGAGGAGATGTAAGTTGTCTCTGGACTGATGACCGATGGGATGGTAGTGGTGATGGTTCTTATGGACCAAATCATTATGCTTATCGTGGCGAAGATTGCCCTCCTCGTCTTGATGCTAACAAGTACGATTACCTTGCTGAAGGTGAAGAGTACGCTTATCTCTACACTCTAAAAGGTGAGTGGGTGTGCTATAATCGTAATGAGTTCGGGAACAAGTATCCCGAAGTCGTTGAAATCCCCTCTGGAGCACTTGCTGTTTGAACTATGAAATCCAAAGGTTTTACTCTTTTTGAACTGATGATTACAGTCATCTTCATAATCATTTTTGGTGGTTTTCTTTCTGCTGCTATTACTGGAAACACTGGACTTCCAAACAAACAACAATGTATTGCTGCTGGTGGAAAATGGTCTGAAGGCATTCAATACGGTCGTACCACTCAACTTTGTACTTATAACTGAGGTAAATTATGAAACAACAAAACGGTTTTATTGACACTGGTGTTGTTGCTATTGTTGCTGGTGTTGTTGTGATTGGTGGTCTCATCTTTATTGGTGGTCCACAATATAATGTGTGGCAACAATCTCTTGCTGGTAAAGCAGAACTGAACAAGGCAGAATATACTCGTCAGGTAGCAGTTCTGGAAGCACAAGCAAAGAAAGATAGTGCTCAACAACTTGCTGATGCTGAGATTATCCGTGCTACTGGTGTTGCTAAAGCAAACCAAATCATCGGTGATAGTTTGAAGGATAATCGTGAGTATCTTCAGTATCTTTATATCACTGGACTGGAAGAAGGATCTAACAAAGGTAACGTGACCATTTATGTTCCTACCGAAGGTGGTATGCCAGTTCCTACTCTCCAAATGAACAAATGAAACCCAAGTATCTTGCCGCAGGACTGATTGCTTTCTCTTCTGTGATTGGATGGAATATCTTTCTAATTCATAGAGACCAAAAACTTTACAATGCTAATGAATCTTCAGTTATGAAGTTGTATGAAAAACCAAGTAATCAAATCAAATGAACTCAGATTTAACTCCCGAAGAAAAAAAAGTTATCTTCCATGCCGTTAGGCATTGGCAGATGCAAAAAACACCACTTAATGGCAAGGATTATCAAATTTGCGATTCTATTTTGAATCGTTTGTTTGATGATGTCTACACTCAAAAAAAGGAGCAAACAACATGACCGAACAAGAACTGATGAGTGTTCAAGAAGCATTTTGGGATTGGATTGAAGAAGAAGCAGCAGAAGCAGAAGTTACCGTAGATTATTACCTTGAGGAGTTTCTAGTCTCATAATTGACAAACTGATCAAAAGAAATTAAACTAAAGGAGTCACTTACAAATCACAATGGCAAAGAAAATCTACATCGTTGATCACTACATTCCCTTTCCTTCCTCCGAATATGGTGGAGTCTGGAATGTGATTGCTGAAAATGATGATGAATGTTTTGATTTGATCACTGCTGAAGATGATGATAATTTTTATGAGAAGTTCTACAGCAACCTAAAGGAGAATATCATCAATGCAAGGTCTTATGATCTTGCTGACGATGTAGAATCTGAAGTAGTTGAATCTTTTACAACCTGATGAGTAATCCTGAAATGAATCGTCTTGCGTTTGATCTGAAACAACAATACCAAGCACGCATCGGAGATTTACAACAAAAGATTACGGAACAACAGCAAGAAATCCTAAAACTCCAAGAACAGATTAAACTACTATCACAAGACAAATACTACGATTGTTGATGAAACTCTCTATTGATCTCATTCCGCAGTTTACTCACAAAGCACCTGAAGGTTACAGTTATGAAGTTGAAGAGTTCAAACGTGGTGTCTTTTCTGTTTGGTTGTGCTGTCACCACAAGTTTGATTACAATATGGGCAAACCTACCCGCACCATCTGGGGGTTCTACAACTACAAAAAGTGTGAGTTCTATAGTCCTGTAAATAGTAGTACAGTGGGCAAAGTTGTGAACTTTAAGGATACTAGAAATTACACAGCAATGCCACTAAACATCAACCCTCTTCTAGCAGCATTTGTATGATTTTCTCTGAAGGCACAGCAGTCATCTACAAAGAAATGTGTGGTTTGATTGATTTTGTATGCGATCAATACGTTGTTATACAACTTTCACCACAACCTAATCGCAACTCTGCACGATTGCTAGTCTTTAGAGAGTATTACAACCAAATTACAATACAGAAAGCATCAACCAAATGAAACAAAAAAATGCTTGGAGATGGTGGGCAAAAGCACTAGGAGAAAAAGCAAGTAAATGTGATAAAGAGTCTGATAAGATTGCTCTTATCAGAACTTTTATTTTTGCGACATATCTTATCACTAATGTCTTTATTTGTGCTGGTGTAATCAGGCATTGGAATGACAAAACTACTGTGGAGGTTTATGTAGATGAAGGTAACATACCAAGTATCTTATCAGAGAAAGAAAAAGAAAGAATACTCACATCAAGTAGCAGGAGATTTCCTTACGATTGAAGATGCACAGTTTTGGTTTAATCTCATGGAAAGTCAAGGAGCAAAAGATATTCAAATCCTCGTAAAAGGATAAATAATCAAAAAGTATTTGCAACGATGAATTATCAAGAATTTCGTACACAAGAATCATACACAAATGTATATTCAAATGATTCTCTTGATGAGTCATCGCAAGGTTATATTATTCCAAAAAAGTATGCTGATGATATTGTGAGGGGTGGCACTGCCTTAATCAAAGGTGGTATAAAAACAGGTGCTAAACTTGCTCATGGTGCAACCAAACATGCCGTGAAAAAGTTTGTTCAGCATGGAGAACAACAACCAGAAGGTTCAAAGAGAAGAAAAGCAGCAGAAATTATTAGGAAAGCAAGAGAAGCAACTTTATCACCAGAACAAAAAAGAAAAAGAGAAGAAGCAGCAAGAAAAGAACAATTAAGAAAAACAAGAGAAGAAAGAGCAGCAGCAAGGGAAAGTAGAGCAGCAGCAAGAGAAGCAAGAGCAGCAGAAGCACATGAAAGAAGAATGGGTAGAACTCCTCAAGCAGAGTCATATACCCATTCGAAAACATATCAACAATTCCGTGAAGATGTAGATCAGAGAAGACAACTTGCTCTACAAAAAACTAAAGAACTTCAAGCAGCACAAAAGCAAAGAGTTGCTGAGTATCAACAAGCACAAAAAGAAAAATTAGCACAACAAAGAGCAGATCAGCAAGAAAGAGAAGCAGAAGCAAAAAGAATTGAGAAAATGAAAGATGAACTCAGACAAGAGTTGCAAACAGAACAAAGTCCTGGAATGGATCCAAACGAGTATAGTAAACAAGTTGCTGGTCAATCTGCACGTTGGAAAGGTATGCAAATCCGTCAATCACATGGAGAAAGACAGCATCAGGCAGCAGCAGAGTTGGCAGCAAAAAGAGCAAGAATCAAAGCACTTATGAGTAAATGAGTGGACACTTTTTTAAGTGTCACATGATTCTCCATCCCACCCCCAAAATCCTGTAGATTACATTTGTTCAGTTGAGGACACGCATGGATCACTTTGATGACATTCAAATTGAAGAAATGAGCAGTTTTGACTTTGCAGAGGCATCTTTTGATGGTTTGTTTGAAGAAACCGATGATGATCAAAGTTTTTCTCAATTTATGAATAGTAATTACGAATACTGATGACAACTCTCATTGCTGGTGGGATTGTTCTCATTCCCATGCTCATTATGTTCTATATTGAAGACCGCCTTGGTGGTGGTCTTTACGATCCCGATCCTTCTGCTTCCTATCGTCACCGTAACAAAAAATGAATCCTGACACTTACACATTCTCTGGCGATGCTGTTACCTTCATTGGTCTCATTGGTGTTGCTTCAACGTTTCTTATTGTTGTTACTGCTTTCCGCAGGTTTTTCAACAGTCCTTACAATGTTCGTGTGACACCTAAAGTTACACAAGAAACCACCACTGAAATTACTGAATCCTGAAAAATCATGACTAGCACTGTGAATGTTCTGCCTCATCTTCAAGAACTTCGGCAACAATGGAGGAATCAAAACTTTTCTTTCACTAAAGAGCAACAAGAAGCATACAACATTCTAATTGAAGCACGACGAGAACAGGTCAAAGAGTATTATGCAGAGGGACGAGTTTCCAAAGGTCGTAGTAAAAATGATGATGTGTGACAGTTGATGAACTAAATAATAATGCTTAAATGAGTCGCATCTTTAAGTAAAGGGAGAGGGGAGCAGAAATGCTCCCTTTTCTTGTATAAATAATACTGCGACTCCATTTAAGACAAGAATGAATAATTACTACACTTACGCATATTTGCGTGAAGATGGAACTCCCTATTACATTGGTAAGGGGAAAGGAAAGAGAATTGACAATCCTCTCCACAATTCAATACATTTACCTCCAAAAGAAAGAAGATTGATTCTAAAACAAAATCTCAATGAAGAAGAAGCATTTAAGCATGAGATTTATATGATTGCTGTTTTTGGTAGAAAAGATTTAGGGACTGGTATTCTCCGCAATATGACTAATGGTGGACAAGGAGTTAGTGGGAGAGTTGCCAGTGAAAAACAAAAAGAAAAGATGAGGGAATATCATAAAAGAGTAGATCATAAACAAGTAACACCAGATTTCTTTAGCAAAGAAAATCAATCAAAGGCAGGTAAAATCGGTGGATCTAATACAAGAAAGAATAATAAAGGTATATTTTCTCCAAATTACGATAGAACACCTGTAGCAAGACAAGCAGGTAGAAAAGGGGGATGTACTAATAGGGATAAAAAACTTGGCATGTTTGCAATGACAGAAGAAAAGAAAAGAGAAGCAAGTAGAAAAGGTAGTGCCTCTGTTAGAAGTCAAAAATGGAAATGTAAAATAACAGGTTATATCTCAAATCCTTGTGGATTGAGTAACTATCAAAAAGCAAAGGGAATTGATTATAAGGATAAAACCTTGAGGGAAAGAATTGAGTGACACTTTGAAAAGTGTCCACTACTTCTTCGTTTTTCTCCATTGGTATGTCATACTAACAATGTCAGACACAGATCAATGACTAAAAATCTGCATTTGCAACATCCAGAAGATGAGGTGCTGACAGGAAACTTAAATTGTCTTGATTGGATGTGTGATCCAAAGTCGCACATCAGTATTAAAATGGACGGTTCACCAGCATTAGTTTTTGGAACTAATCCTGCAAATGGTGAGTTTTGTGTTGGCACAAAAAGCATCTTTAATAAAGTAAAAATCAAAATCAATCATTCTCATGAAGAAATTGATGCGAACCACGATGGTAAAGTTGCAGACATTCTTCACCTTGCTTTTGATTGCCTACCTCGGTGTGACAGCATCATACAATGCGATTATATTGGTTCTTCTGGTTATGATACTTACAAACCAAATACAATCTCGTATAAGTTTCCGAAGGTAATCACTCAAGACATTATTGTTTGTCCTCATACCATCTATGGTGGTGGTGATGATCTTCGCAATGTATCTGCTGCTCCTTTGATGAAGAAACTTAAGAGCACTGATCGTTGTCTATTTGTTCAACCAGATGTAGAAATCTGTCCTTATCGTGAAGATATTGAAGATTTCTGTAAGTTTGCACGTCAAATGAGTACACTTTGTACCTTTGTGAGTGATAAACAAGCAAAAGAACTCAAAAAAGTCATCAATTCTTACATTCGTGAGGGTAAGGAGGTTGATGAACATGAAATTGCAGAAAATTATGATGTTGACATTAACCTCATGCGTTTGTGGAAGTTGATTGAATCAATCAAGATGGATTTGTTCTGTTACATTGAATCTGACACTGACATCACTTGTCAGATTGATGGTAGGTTAAGTGATCATGAAGGTTATGTTATGACTAACAAATATGGTACATACAAGATTGTCAATCGTGATGAGTTCAGCAGATTAAACTTTGTATTACCTAAAAACTGGATTTAGTCACGACGAAGTTAGTATAAATATCAATAAAGTAATTTATGCTAATGTTTCTTTATAAAATAACAAACGTAATCAATAATAAATGTTATATTGGATTTACTTCTTTATCTGTACAAGAAAGATTTGATACTCACATTAAGAATTCAAAATATAAAAGATATGATCAAAAAATATATAATGCAATTAGAAAATATGGAATAGAAAACTTTATAGTGGAACAAATATATGAAGGTAGTGATGCTTTACAAAAAGAGGATGAGTTTATAAAAAGATATAAAGCAGAATATAACATGACTGAAGGTGGAAATATTCCACCATCACAAAAAGGTAATACTTGGAAAATGAGTGAAGATTCAAAGCAAAAATTAAGAAAACCAAAACCACCAAGAACACCAGAACATGCTGAAAAAATAGCATGTCAACTTCGTGGAAGAAAGCAACCAGAACATTTGGTTAGAAAAAGAGTGGAAGCAAACACTAATCCAAATAGACCTTATGGAAATACAAATAGAGCAAAAAATTATGTTGTTACTCATCCAGATGGTACAGAAGAAATGGTTTTCAATATAGCAGAATTTGCAAAAAAACATAGTTTATCAAGATCATCAATTTGTCATGTTTGTAAAGGAAAGCAAGAACAAACAAAAGGATTTAAGTTTAGGTATCAATAAAATAAGTTCATAAATACCTAAAAAGTATTACTAAAGATGGCAAAGGATCAAACTGAAGTAGGAATCACTGGCAAACCTGTACCAAAACCAAGAACTGCAAAACAGCAGTATGAACTGGAAAAGAAGAGAAGATTAGCAAAACACCTTGGTACAAATGTAGGTGGACAGCAATATACTTCTGGTGCAAAGTATTATGTACCAAGCACAGGATCAACTAACCCAAGAGCAAGAACTTACAGAGAGTTTGTAGAAATTGCATCTGAAGTGTTAAGTGAAGCACCTTTTCAGATTTACGGTCCAGATCCACATGGTCCGAGTGATGCAGAACCACAACCACTAGGAAAACCATATCAAAACAAAAAGAGGGCAAAAACAAGAGCAGATAAGTTAGATCAAGAGATTGGTGGTTATAGACATTTTGTTCGCAAGGTTGATTGATACTGTGACACCTCTCTAAGTGTCCACCAGACGCACCAGATGACCCTCTGGTGCCCTTATACTTACTTCGTTGAGTCAAACCACCCGATGACTTCCATTTCATTCACTTCTGGTGAGATTCTTGATATTATCTCTGCACTTGAAGAAAAAGCACAACAAATTGCTGAGTTTATTGTGCCTAGAGTAGATCTAACTTATTTTATTGATGAAGTTCATAGGTGGATAGATATGTATCTTTCATCTGAACAACCTCAACAATAAGAATAC